GCCGCCGGTCACTAGCTTAACAGCGTCCCCGTAGAAGATTGCGGTTCCGTAGCCACTAGCAATGCTGTAGTGACGTACAGTTCCAACGTAAGGGACACCGCTTAACAGTTTGACCGGAACAAGCCCATAAGGGCCATCTACAGTAGGATAAGCCATTTTTAGCTCCTATTAGGTTCCGTTGCCAAAAGTTACCTTTGTCTTTCTTTCGTTAAACAAAGGCATACGCGCGTCATTTTCACGCATCAGGTTGTTGTCTACAGACTGTATTTGGTTTCTGGCTTGCTGTTCATAGTATGCGGTTCTCTCATCTACGATCTCTTGAGGTACTTTACACAACAAGAGTCCGCCTTGGACTATGTTATCAGCAAACTTTTCCTGCTCCACGTTCAACACTGTGAACTTTGGGTAGTCTTCGGCCCTTACGGGTTCCCAACCTTCGCGTAATTTTGAGGATACGTTAGTAGCATCTACCTGACCTAGCATTGATACACGAACCCAACGAAATGCGTAGCCATCTTCTGGCTCAGGGGTAGGTAATACCTCTGGGCGCTCCCAAGATCGCTTACGAGTCTTCGTCTCACGGTTCTCACTGTCACGCTTGATTCTGTTCTCAGCCATTAATTTCTCCTCGCTTCTAGTGCAACCTGTCTGGCGTATTCTTCCAGCGGTACTCCAAGCCGTTTAGCAAGTGCAACCTGTGTCTGCGATAATGTCACCTTTTTAGGTGCTGTGCTCCGCGTAGCGGGGGCAACCACATTTGGCTGTTGCTTTCGTTCTTCTTGTACTTCTGAAGGGATTTCTCCAAAGTAATCGGAAAATACCTCTCGCATACGAGCATCAATGCGCTCGTAGTATTCTTCGTTTTGAGGGCTTACACCCTCTCTAATTAATTTGTGATGCACTCCATATGCAAAACTTTGCATTTCGGGGTCTTCGTCAAACCAAGGGTTAGCTACTCGCCACTCCTCGGCCCTGTTATCACGAGTGTATTGCGGTGTAACAGGTTCTTGTGTGTCTTGTACATCAGTTTCTTCGTCCTGTAAAGCCGGTATCTTGAAGTTATCTAGCTTATCAGACTTTATCTTTGCGCTGGTTAACTTGTCCTGCGCTTCAAGCACTGCCTCTGAATCGCCACTATCGTATGCCGCTTTGTAAGAACGCTTGGCACTTTCCATCTCAATAGCAGCGTTGCGTTTTGCCTGCTCAAGTAATGCTTCCTGATTTTTGGTTACATTACCTTTTAGCTCTTTGTTTTCATCAACGAGCCTTTGCGCTAGAGACTCTAGCTCTTGTCGTTCCCGTTGTGCAGATTCTTTTGCTCGCCGCTCATCGTGGTACCCCTTGCTAAAGTGCTTAATGCGGTTACGCACCTTTTCAGAGTAGCCTTCAAGCTCTTCGTCAGTAACGTCAGACGGCGGCTCAGATGGCTTGCGGTTACGATCAGCCTTTGGCGTGTCATCCACAACCGCAATGTCCAGCTCATCTGGCTCTGGTTCTGATTTGGCTTCAGGTGTAGCAGAATCACTTGCATACTCATCCGCAGTTTTTTTACCAGAAAGGTCAATTTCAACTTCACCAGAGTCCTCCACTTCTATACCAGTGTTCTTCTCTTCATCAGGGAAACTATACTCAACTTTTTGAAACGGCATCTATCTTCCTTACGCTCGTGATACACCACGGGGATCTGCTACAACAGCTTCGATGGAGTCATCGTTCATCAAACGATATTCTACGTCGCCAACCTTAAATCTTGTGCCTGAATTAGCGCGGAACATCACATAATCCCCTTGCTTACACCAAGGCCCAGTAGGGAACCTCTCAGCGTCATTATAGGCTTGTTCGCCCATATCCATCACAAGGCCGATAATCGACATTACATACTCTTGGCTTTTTGTGGTGTCGGTCTTCAGTAAGTCCGTACCATCAAAGGTTTCTTCGATCTGCGGTAGTGCAACCAACACTCTATACCCCACAGGTACAGGTAGCTGTGCGTCTAGGTCTTCAACTGTGTCAACAGCTTCACTCATCGTCATACTCCAAATTGCGCGAGAGGTCATCTACATAGCTCAGACAGGTTTCGAGACCTCGAATCAAACCTGTGGTTTCCTTGTACATAGAGAAGTCTTTGGCTCCCCCACTACTAAGAAATTGTAGTGCAGAGGCTTTATCAGCCTCGACTCGTTCTTTTAGCACGTCTAAGACGGTTACAGCCATTATTGGCCTCGGTTGTTATTGGAATCCTTTACGGTCTTGAGTAGGTCAAGATCTAACTTCGTGTTGTCCTTCCTACGATCTGCGGCAAGTTTAGCGCCTGCTTTCTGTGCGTCAATTTGTAATTCTTGTTGTTTTATTGCTAATTCAGCCTGATCTATCTGAGCATCTTGCATGCTCTCACGTGCTTTTAACTCTAGCTCTGCCTGCCTAAGTTGTGCATCCAATTGGTCTTTAGCTGTTTTGCGTTGCACTTCTTGTTGTTTAATTTGTAGTTCTGCCTGCTGCATCTGTACAACAGGATCTTGTGCTTTCTGCTGTGCCTGTTGTTGCGCCATTTGCTGCTGTTTCTGCTGTGTAAGTTGTTTACCTGCGTCAGCCACCAACTTAGCCAGATTGACTTCAACCTGCTCGGGCAACTCCTCGTTCGGTGGAGGTAACGCTGCGCCTAGTTTTTCTTCCATCTGCTTGCGATACAAGAACCCAAGGTGTTCTGCTATGTGAGCATGTAGTGCTGCCATAATTGGCTTGGCCTGTGGGTTCTGCCCTATCATCTGCATCATTACTGGGTCTTGCATAAACGCTTGGTGTGCTGCGATATGCGCCTCATGGTCTTGATAAATAAACGCTTTTAGCGGCTTGCCGACCAGTGCGTCCATGTTTTCACTTACTGGATCTGTAGGCTTGGCATCATCGGTTGTCGGAACAAGTTTATCTGCGTTCTTAACCCCCAACACCTCTATCATCTGCCTATGCAGTTGAGGCAAGTTGTATATCTGAGGCGCAGACTGCGACATCTGCAATACCGCTTGATACTGCACAACTCGCTGGGCCATCGTAGAACTATTCGGGTCGCTGACAGGTATGACATCAACTGCCATATAGTCTGTAACGCGAGCACTCACTTCACCACGTATCGGCTCATACGCATATTCTTCAGGAGCGTACTCTGCCATGATTGCTTTTAAGAGCTTAAACTCTTGCTTCATGGCATAATGTACACGGGCCTGCACTGCTGCCATTGGCTTGAGAGTTCTCTCTAACAGGGCCAGTGTAGTGCCCACCGGGGCATTCGCAGACATATCAGAGATGTTCATATCACTGATAGCGCCTAGCCTACGACCCTCATTTGTAATTCTTTCTAGTAACGCAAGTAGCGTTTGACTCGGTTCCTTATAAGGAAGCGGCAAGATGTTGTCGCGTATGCTACCAGACGGTACATCCACATCCTTAAACTCTCCCGGCTCTATGGGAGTATCATCACCTTTGATCCGCAATCCACGGGACTTCAGACCCCCCGGTAAATTAGCTAGCGTACCAGCGTCCACCAGTTGCCGTATAATAGACGTACCCGCTTTAGCGTACCCCCCTATGATGTGGATAAGGCCCAGCCCATAGAACCCAAATCCCGGCACATACACATAGTGTACGAAGTGCTGGCGCTTTAACATCAACGAGTCGTCGGGGTTCCAGTTTCGACGTATAGAGAGAATCTGGTTTGTACCACGCTCCAGTGTCACCACGTACGGCTTGGCTATCTCGTCGTCATCTTCGTCAACACCATCAATAACCAAATCGGCGTGCACTTCATATAAAGAGTAGCGGTCATCGTCTGTCAGCGAGTAGCCACCTTCCTCTGCCTTACGTTCTTCTATATCTGTGTGGTATGCCTGCGGTTCGCCCAGTTCTACTTCTCTATAGAACCCACCGGCCTGTAGCTTCTTTAGCTCGTTCTTAGTCTTACGCATGATGTGCGTAACACGTTCTGCGGTTTCAATGTGTGAGGCACCATAGGGTACAACCACATCTTCAGCAGGTATGTACATGGCGACCTGTCGGCCTATGTTCGGATCAAAATATACCTTCTTGAACGCACTACCAGCCAAGCCAAGGCTGTACAGCAGGCGCTCATGCTCTGACCTGTACTCCACCATGCGCTCGGTAAGTTCGTAGTTCATGTCCGCTTTTACGCGGTCTGCGGCTTCTTCCTTGTCCTTGTTTTCTTCGCCAAGGATTTTGACCTTTACCGGCCCAGCGGCGGGGAACGTCTCTGACATGGTTTCTGCTTGGAAGCGTATGGCTGCTTCAGCGAGCACTGTAGAGTACACGCCACACGCACCGTCCCACGGTTCAGTACGCTCTTCATACTTAAAGCCCAGTACGTCCAGACCTTTAACAAAACTATCAGCCCAATCTTTGCGGCTGTCATAGTCGGCAGATACAAGCCCTACTAACTCATCAGCAAGTTCAGCCAGCGTACTGTCTTCTAATGCTTCGGCTAGGTTTGCATCGAAGGGAAGCATGTCTGTAGATTCTGCGTCAGGGATAATAGTGATTTCTACACTACCGTCACTCAGGGTCACCATTTCTGGATCAACAATCTCTATCTCCAGATCAGGCGCTTCTTCGTCTACACCTGCGTCAATGCCCTCGGGTGCTGCATACAAACCTTTTTCTATAGCCATAACTTATCTCTAGTAGAAGCCGCTCCTCCGCGACTTAAAGTATCTTGGTTCTTCCGGCTCGTCTGTCGGTAGTCGTATAAACCCGCCCTGCCTGAAGCGCATGAGTGCCATGACTGTAGAGTCAACCAAGTCATCATGGCTCATAAACGGAAACCCAGCA